TTTATCTTTTGATCTAGGAGGTGTTTATGGCAACTGGAATGGAAAAGTAAAATGCATAGCAGTTTTTAAAGAAGCATTAACAGATGCAGAGTTACAAGCATTAACAAGTTAATTTAATACAATGAAATATATATTTAAAAAATACGAGTTCGAAACTCAAGAGTTAGCAGAAACAAGAATAGCTGCTCTACCACATACAGAAGTAGATGGAGAAAGCCACCCATCGCACAGCCATACGGTTGTTAAGCTAGGTTATATCTTCACAGAGCAGCCTACGTTTGACGAAGATGGCGAGATACTAACAGAAGGCGTACAGTCAGATATGTATTCTGTTGATGTTCTATGGAGAGCATCAGAGATTACTGAAACTGATGAAGAAGGCAATCAGGAGATTGACTATCCTTATGGTTGGATTTCTAAAGAGATAGAGGTAGAAGGTAACGGTGTACACACCTTTGCAGGTAGAAGCTTTTAATTATGGACTTAAACTCGTTTAAACTTTACGTAGTCAATTTATCAGCTATTACAGTTAGTACAATGGATATATTAGAAGATAGCCTAAAAATACTTTTATTGGTAGTTACTATTGGTTATACAATACAAAAGTGGTACGAGTTGAAAAAGAAGAAGAAAGATGAATAATTGTGTTATTTGCTTTAACTGCGGTTTATGTTGAAATACTTTAATTATTCAGAGTTTGATAGTCCTGATGTACAAGGTAGTGGTCAGCTTATGGATAAGACTTTGCTAGAGATGCTAGACGAAGTAAGAGATAAGTTCGACAAGCCTATACACATCAATAGTGGGTTTAGAACACCTGCACACAATGAAGCTGTTAATGGCAAAAGTGATAGCAGCCACCTTAAAGGACTAGCAGTAGATATTGCTTGTACAAACAGCCAAGATAGATTTGATTTAATTAACTGCCTTTTGGATGTAGGATTTAGTAGGATAGGAGTAGCAAAAACTTTTATCCACGCTGATATAGACTTCGACAAAGCACAGGGTGTAATTTGGACATACTAATGAGCATAGCAATTATATCTTTATTCCCCACAAGTTTTATTTTCGGTATATCTTACTACCCTAAAAACAAAGACTATCCATTCAATGAACTGAATTTATATTTGTTCTTTATGCAACTACAATTTAGAAACTATGAGCAAACCATTTAAAGATACTAAAGTAGGGAAGTTTTTAATAGGAGACAAGGGTATACTAAAGCATTTAAGCGATATAGTGCCTGATAAGGGCTTTTTAGGGCTTGTAAAGAACTTAATTACTAAAGACAATAGTTTATCCCCATTTGAAAAAGAACGTGCGTTAGAACTGCTTAAAATGGATATACTAGAAATGGAGCAGGTTACTGAAAGGTGGGGAAAAGATATGACATCAGACAGTTGGTTATCGAAAAACACTCGACCGCTTACACTACTTTACTTAACATTTATGACTACTTTGTTTGTTATTTTAGATAGTAGCGATAGCCCTTTTAAAGTAGGTAGTGAATGGGTGGAACTTCTTAAAACACTTCTAGTTACTGTTTATGTTGCATATTTTGGCAGCAGAGGCTTTGAAAAGTACAAAAAAATCACTAACTAATATATAGTTATATATATAATATATATAGATATATATAATATTGATATATAGTATTAACAAGTATATAATATATAACTACTATATAACATCTACTATAAATAGCATATAACAATAAATAAAAACTACTATATAATAGTTACTATATATGTGTTCAAAAGTATATTTTTAGATGTTTAGAAGTAGGCTTATCTTTGGCATATGATAGAGAACATATTAGTTGAACAAATAACAGACAATCAGAAGATAGACAAGCTACTAGAATTAGATTGCAATATGTACACAAATCTAGGAAGCGACAGCACAAAGACAGAGAAGCAAGAAGTAAAGCGTATGTCAAGAAAAATATATAAAGCAATACAGACCATTAACGAGCCTGTTGGTAAGTCTTTATTACAAGCTATGGACAAATGACTAGAAGCAAAATAGTAAAGAAGCTAGATAGTGTGTTCAGCCTATACATCCGCAATAGATTTGCAAACAATGGCAAAGCTGAATGTTTTACTTGTGGCAAAGTAGATGACGTAAGTAGATTACACGCAGGACACTTTATGAGCAGAAAGCACTATGCAACTAGATGGGATGAAACAAACGTACAGGTACAATGTCCTAAATGCAATTTGTTTGGTCAAGGAGAGCAGTACACATTTGGTCTTAATTTAGACAAAGAGTATGGAGAAGGCACAGCAGAAAAGTTACAACAAAAAGCTAGAGGTTTAGTAAAATTGTCTAATGATGACCTAAATGAGTTGATTGAAAAGTTTAAAGTATAGCCTGCACTTGTAGGTTAGTTTCTCTATATGTTTGTTCGAAAAAGGGTTGGTTTAATTACTAGCCCTTTTTTATTAAAATATTTTTTGTAGCTTTGGCATATGATATATAAAGAAGATTTAACTAGGCTACGAGAAAATGAGCAAAACTTTGTTCGATTAGCAGAAGCCGAAGCCCTTCGAAAAAAAGTAGAGGAGCTAGAAGCAAAAATAGAGATACTTACACAACAAATAATGACAAATGAAATATACGAGTAAAGTAAATACAGTAGTAAAAGGCGAAAGTTTTAAACTACCTGACGGAGTTACTATGAATAAATACACAGTAACATTCGCTAATGGACACAACCCTAATGTTTATTCTCCTAAAGAATTGACGTTTAATGAAGGGGATGAAGTTGAGTATGATTTAGACCAAAATAAAAACAAGGCTAAAATACTTGGTAAGAAAAGCAGCGTTGCACCAACTGCTAAAAACTATTCTAATCCTAAAGATGATGTACAGCGATACATTATAAGACAAAGCAGTTTAAATAGAGCAACTGACTTGTATGCAGGAAAAGAAATAAATACAAATGAAATAATTAATTTAGCACGCACGTTTGAAAATTACGTGTTTAACGGATAAAAATAAATATTATGACTAAAACTTGGGTAGATGGATTACGCATCTTCGATAACAAACAGGAATGGATAGTTTGCGACATTAAGATAAATGCAGACGAGATGATAAATTGGATTAACCAAAATAGAGCAAACGTCAATGAGCGTGGTTCTATTCCAATTACGATAGCTAAAAGTGAGAAAGGATTGTACTCAATGCTAAACACTTATGAAGTACAGAAGTCAAAGGAAGTAACAACAGCACAACATTCTCCTGACAGAGAAGCTGACTTGCCTTTCTAATGCTTATACAGCTAGACAACCACATAAAGAAGTTAGACGAATACCGAGCAGGGACTTTAAAAACGGGTCTCCGCTTGGGTATTCCTAGACTTGATGAACACTTTAGGTTTAAGTATGGGGATTTTAATATCATACTAGGACACGCAAACGTAGGGAAAACATCTCTAGTCCTGTACCTAATGACACTATACGCTATGAAGCACGGCATTAAATGGCTTGTGTTTAGTAGTGAGAATGAGCCTTATTCTATTATAAGAAAAATAGTAGAATTTAAAGAAGGCAAACCAATAAACAAAATAGAGGAAACACACTACAAGGAGCAAGTAAAGTGGATTAACGAACACTTTAAATTTATTGACGGTTCAAAGCTATATACGTACAAATCATTACTTGATTTAGCACAGCACGTAAAAAAGGCTTGGGATTATCAGGGGTTTTTATTAGACCCATACAACTCACTAAACAAAGACAAAGATGTACTAAAGGGTATATCAGGACACGAGTACGACTACCAAGCAACAAGCGAGATACGCATATTCTGCAAAGAGAATAACATAAGTACTTGGGTTTGTACACACGCTGCTACACAAAGTTTAAGAGAGAAACACCATAAAGGACACTTCTATGAAGGGCATCCTATACCACCTAGTGCAGCATCAGTTGAGGGTGGGGGTAAATTCGTAAACCGATGTGATAATTTTCTTGTGTGCCATAGAATGATTTACCATCCTCAAGATTGGGTTTATTCACACTTGCATATTAAGAAGATTAAAGACGTAGACACAGGTGGGAGACCAACACCTTTAGAAGACCCTATAAGACTAGAAAGCGTATTAAATAACGTAGGCTTTAACATAG